TCTTCGCCAACGCCCGCGCTTACGCCCACGCCAACGCCAGTGCCCACGCCAGCGCCATTACCAACGTCTTCGCCGGCGCCACCGCTACTGCCAACGCCGTCGCCGCCGCCAACGCCAACGCCCCTCTCAGGTGAGGGGAAAATGAGGGGAAAATGAGCGATGATGTTTATGAAAAAACTCATGAAGCAATTGCTTCACGCACAGTGGTGGTTGTGTTTGACGATCGCAGCCGCGCTGATTCTTTCCACCGCCTATTGCGCACGCGCCGAATGTCTGACGACTGCACAACAAGTCCGGGAATTACACGGTCAGCGCGCCTGGGCCTCATGGTCGCTCCGCATACCGGGGCGTTCAGGCGTTAAATGCTACTTCCAAGTCGATCGCCATCGTCGTCGCGCTTCTGGGCCTATCGCTGATGTGATGGCTTATGTACCGCCGCCGGCGCCAACGCCCACGCTAGCGCCGTCGCCCTTGCCAACGCCCGCGCCCCCGCCCACGCCAGCGCCCTCGCCAACGCCGACGCCAACGCCAACGCCGCTTTCATACTTCCACCGCGAATTCGAATTTTTTCGCGACCCGACATGGCTGCAGGATTTCTACGACTTGATGAGCGCGCGCGAACACACGGCATTTCCAAGCTACTTCAATTATGCCATCCTGTCTCATGATGGACACCAGCGCACTGGAATTCAGAGCGGCCCCAACTGCCAAGGTCGCTGCATTCCCGCGCAACCGCTATCTCAAGTTCATCAGCAAGCTGAAAGTGCAATCGCGCGACTTCGGCCTTGTTGCCTTCCGTCTCCTAGGATCGCAACGCTATATACTCGATCAAGTCTGCGAGGGTCTCGAAAAAGGCATCACAACATTCGTAATTCTCAAGTCGCGTCAAATAGGAAGTACGACGTTCTGGCTCTCCGTCGATATGTTCTGGGCTTTCGAATATCCCGGACTGCTCGGCACCTTCATCCTTCATAAGGAAGAAGCGCGCGACGATTGGCGGGCAGCAATCGAGGTGTTCTATCATGAAATCCCCCGTCAATTCAAAGTTCGCAAGACACACCATAACCGCAATATCCTTTCGTTCGCTAACGGCTCGCGTTTTCGCTACGTCATTGCCGGGACTGCCGAGAACCGCAAAGGAGGTATGGGCCGCAGCTCGGCGAGTAACTTCGTACACGGGACAGAAGTTGCATTCTATGGCAATCCGGATGACATCGCAGCATTCAAGTCGTCGGTGAGTTCGCTTTATCGACACCGGTTACAGGTGTGGGAAAGCACGGCTAACGGATTCAATCATTTCGCCGATACCTGGGAAACCGCCAAATCCTCGCCTTCGATGCGCGCGATCTTTGTCGGGTGGTGGCGCGACGAACGTAATCAGTTCGCGATTGATGACCCCCGCTTTGACCTCTATTCGGAATCAAAGTTGACATCTACCGAACGGTCGTCAATCCGCGACGTGAAAAAACTTTACGACTTCGATATAACCAAGAATCAACTCGCATGGTATCGATTCAAGTTCGAAGACGAGTTCCACTCCGATCAGTCGATGATGGATCAGGAATTTCCATGGACCGAGGAACAGGCCTTCCAGGCAACCGGAAGTCAATACTTCACGACTGCGAGCCTCAACGACGCCATGAAGACGGCGCGCATATCTCCATATAAGCGCTACCGATATTCTTTCAGCCGCAATTGGCAGGACACTGAGGTTAGAGGAGCGCCGCAAGATCCGCGCGCGGAGCTACGGATTTGGGAAGATGCCAGCAAATTCGGCTACTACACGATCGGATGCGATCCCGCCTTCGGCTCTTCGGACAGCGCCGACCGTAATGTCATCTCCGTATGGCGCGGCTACGCGGACGGTCTCGTGCAGTGCGCCGAATACTGCTCTGCTGTCGACTCGACGTATCAGACCGCATGGGTTCTGGCGCATCTTGCCGGATATTACGGCCTCAACGAAAGCCGGGTCATCTTGGAAATCAACGGCCCCGGCAAGGCCGTGTTTCAGGAACTTGAACTTGTGCGCCAACAACTTCGGGAAATGCGCGCTGCACCGGAAAACTACGCGCTGCGCAACGTGCTCCGAAACATCCGCCACTACTACTACAGCCGGGTCGATTCCATGCGCGGCGAACTTGCGTATCAGTTCGCCATGACCTCGCAACTGAAACCAATGATTTTCGCGAGATTCAAGGACTCCCTTGAACTTGGCCGCGTGCATATTCGTTCCGTGCCGCTCCTGGAAGAAATGCGCAAAATCGTGAACGATGAAGGATACATTGCAGCAGAAGGCGCTCATAAGGACGATCGCGCTATAGCGGCCGTGTTGGCGCACGAATGCTGGCAACGCTGGATGTGGCAGCGCCTGCGCGGTCAGATGATGACGATGGAACGATCCCACGGTATCGAACTGGCCGACGGCGAAAAGCCGATAGACAAGTTGATGATAAACTATCTCAGACGCCAACAGATCCTTGTTCCCGGGGTCAACGCGTAATGGTATGGCTCAATCTTCGCCATCGGCACGACGGCCGCAAGTTCCATCAGGCGCCCAAGGCCGTAGGAATGATGCCCGCCGCTGCCATTGTGCGCGGTATTCGCATGCGTAAATTCCAATGGGGCAAGATGACGATAACGATGGCAAACGAAGCCGGGGTGAGCCTCGAAACGATCAACGCCGTGCTCAAAGGTCAGCCGATATCGGCTGACTCAAGCGCTCTCCTCACGACGTACCTGCGCACGCCAGCCGGGAAATGGGCGCTAATCCAGCGCTATGACAACAAGAAAAACAAAAGCCGGAAGGAACTGGAACGCAAGCTGCGCAATCTTTCGGTGCTCGCCGTTGACTTCGAGTTGCGGGTACGTTCAAACATGCGCAACGCTTCAACTCCCACAGCTGAACTTGCCGCGTACTATCGCACTTTGGAATTCTGGGTCAAGGAACGCATCATCAAGTACAATGCCGACTTGGCCTCACGATACATTTTGCCCGACAGTCTAGAGGCATGGCAATGGATAGAGCGCTTCGACCTCATCAGGGCGCAACTGACGAAATCAGAGAAGAATCAAAACGCGAGAGCACTATTGTCTGGGAGTCGAAGCCGGCCCACACATCTAAGCGTGCCCTCCCCGTCGCCCTCGTCCATGGCCGCGTCGTCTGGCTCGGCCGGCGCAACCACACGCGACTTCGCCACCACCGCGCAATCCACGAAGTGAAGTGGTGGCATAACGCGTTGCCTCCCGGCGTTAAGGTGGGAGCCGTGGTCATGGCCTATGGCAAGGTGATGACCTTTTCTAACGGCCGGTCCATTCAGCTCATAGACTCCGTTCTCGTCAAAAAATTGCCTCCTATGAAGGCCAGCGCCTTGTTGTCCCAGGCCCTCAGCCCGTTTATTGTCGATCCCAAGAGCTATATGCCACAGGCCCCAGAATATGGCGATGATAAGCCGGAACTGGATGTGCAAGAACTCCAGGTGTGGGACGCTGTTCCACAGCTTTGACGCTAATCCCCCGTGTCCGCGGTGCGGGTGCGTCCGCGTCGGATGGCAGCCAGGTGGCGGGCATGTCTTTTCTGAACGGACACGCAACGCCGACCGCACGGTACGCAATCTGGCGGCCGACTTCGGAATGACGGACTTCAACTCGCCGTCGCCGTCGCGGCTGAACCGCGCCGCCAAGCGCGCCGACCACCCTCATCCGTCGCAGTCCATAGGCGTCAAGACGTTCGCGCCAGGGTTCGTCGCCAACGTTTATCACAAGGCGTCGGCAGAGTGGTCGCAAGCGCCGGTAAATCTCCGCGCCGCGACGCCCCGTATAGGAGATTCAGCCTCGCCGTTTGCAAGGTCGGCGACGATCCCTGACGCAAGTGCCAATGCCATTGTGCAATATCGCCATCGGCCGCGGTCATGATTTTTCCATCGCGAAAGACTGCGGTAGAGGATAGAGTCCTTTGGCTCATCGATAAATGCATGACAACGCGCGAAGACCGCGCGCGGCTGTACGATTGGAGAGAAAAATACTTCCTGTTCGGGACCGGCGGATTTCAGCCGGCGAAATACAACCGCATCAAATCGCACTTGGATTTGGTGTCGTCATTTTTGTACGCACCGGACAGTGCCTTTTTCCATGTCGCGGCCCCGCGAAATTCAGACGACGATACGGTGGCCAAGGCCGTCGCGCTCCAAGACGATTTTAATGACGATTGGACAGACACCTTCATGTCCAACGTTGTGTCAATCGCGTTGGATTGGGCGCTCGTTTATGATTCGATGATCCCTAAGATCGGCTGGAATCGCGCCAGATCCGAGATGTTTCTTGATCTTGTGCCGCCGCACAATTTCGGCGTCTACCGCGAAGACAGACAATTCGAAGATCAACAGTGCTTCTGCCATCAGTTTTTCATTGACTATCAGCAGGCCGTCGAGGCGCTCATACGCGCTGGGCGCACGGAGGAGATCGCCAGACTGAACATTAAGCATGAAGCGTCAATTTCGCCGTTCCCGCAGATGTTGCAGCGGATGATTATTGCCAACACCGGCGGGACGAACCTCGCCGGCAACGTGCTCGGTCAGGTCAATCCCGATTACGCGCCGATGGCGACTTATCAGCCCAAGACTGAGGCGCCTGGAGTCATGTTCTCCGAATTATGGGCTTGGGACGACTTGTCGGAAGATTGGAGAATCTTCCATGTTGTCAATGACATGATGGTCGGCGACAGCAAAGAAACAATCAAGGAAGTTAAGCGTCAGCAAGAGAAGTCCTATGCTAAGGACATGTGGGGAACGCTTGCCAAATCGGACCATTTCAGTCCTAGCGAGACGAATTTTTTCATTCCCGGCGAGCATCCATTCACGTTGATTCAGCCATTTCCAAAGTACAACTATACCTGGGGGGAGGCTCACATTGACGGCATGGTGCAGCTTCAGGAATGGATGCTTGAACGACTCGACCAGATTGCCGATATTCTTGAAAAGCAAGCCTATCCGCCGACAAGCTTTCTTGGTTTAACGGGTCTTAGCGAAGAAAAAGCTGCCGCGTTCGCGGGCGGCGATGATTGGGTGCTCGATCAGACTCCGGGCGGGAAGGTCGAAAAACATGCCCCCAACATGCCTCCGGACATCTTCGCAGAATTCAACAAAATGGAGCAAATGTTCCTGGAACACTCTGGACTTACTGAACTTTTGAGCGGTCGCGGCGACACCGGGATACGCTCGGCGCAACATCATGGCCGGGCGCAAAAAACCGGTTCCGGCCGGATCAAAAAGACGGCCGAGAGGCTCAAGCCTGCATTGGTCAGGATAGGCGTTCTTGGCCTCAAACTGAAGATGATGCACGATGCCAACAAAATCATTGATGAGAACGGGAAACACTTCCGCGCGGCCGATGTCTCCGTGCCCCTTAAAGTACGCGTCGACGGTCACGAATATAGCCCCTTGTTCTCTGACGAAGCGGAGTCCAAGGCAGTGCTGCTATATCGCATGAAGGCGATGAAACGCTCAATGTTCCTGCGTCTCATGCGGCCTCCTGCGCTTGACAATCTGCTGCATGACGCGCGAAAAATGGATCAAGCCGAAGCTCAGCAGGCTCAATTGATGCTCCAAATTGGTCGAATTCCTGGACAGCATAGCAAAAAACAAAGTTGAACCCGTGCCGGAATTGGTCTAGCGTTACCATTGCGCTCAAGACCCGGGCAAAGGCCCAAGAGCATAAAAGGAGCCTCGAAATGTTCGATTTTGACGGCCTTCTGGTTGCCGATGGCGTGACCAGCATTCTCCTTAAGACCAGATATGTCGAGCGTCGACGGCGCGGCCGTCGGCATCGCCGCCGGTAACGAAGTTCCGGGCCGGAACCCACTTCGCTCCCCGTGTAGTGGTTAGGCATTAACCTCCCGTCCGGTCCGGTCCCTGGCTCCCGAAAGGGAGAAAAGAGAACGGTTCCGGTCCCCCCCTCCCCTCCTGAACCGTTCTTGATTCAGACCTTGACGACGACATTGTTGCAGTTGCCAAAGAATTGGAATACTAATTCAGTTCATGGCCGTTCCTACGCTTCCTATTGCCGGACAACCGGGACAATCTTCCCCTACGAGCGGGATAAATCTGCCTAAGTCGCCGGTCGGCGGATCGCAAGGTCCCGGTGCTACGCCGATGGTGTCTCCCGGCGACGGGACCGGCATGAAGGCGCATGTCGAAGACGGCGTGCGCAGCCTCATGAAGCAATTACTCGTATTTCTGAACAAGCTTGAGCCTGGAACGCCAGTCTACAAGACGCTTGCGCGCGCGCTCAATGACTTGAACGCGACGTTCGGCAGGACGACGGATGTATCGTCAGCTCCGAAAATGCCGGCTCCGGTCGGCAACTCGCCGCCTATGGGCATCGGCGGAAGACCCCCGGGTCTACCGATGAGAGGCGGCGGCGGAACTCCAGGAATTGGTGCGGCCCCGGGGGCTGGGATGAACCTTTAGGAAACCGGAAATGTCAGAAGACTATTTGAAGCCCAAAGGGGTGGACACCAAGGAACTGCAACGCCGCCGGATGGAGGACGGCCAGTTTCGCAACCCGCCAACTTTTATGAAGTACGGCGGATTCCAGTCTGCCGATAAGGGAAAGTTCGCGCAGAACAAGATGACGCTCGAAAAAGGCGGGCCACAGGCCGTCCGCGGCCGGCCGCTCTAGAATGGCTAGGCGGCTTCTCGGACTCAATCCCACAATCGCCCGCAGAGAGGTGATCGACGGCCTCGGGGTGTCTGACAAGTATCGCAATCCGTTCCGCGTCGAGCTTCCCGACAGTTTCCCCAAGCCAGGATCATTGCGGCGCCGCGGCCTGATAAAGCAGGAGCCCAACGCTCACCGGAAATGGGGCTACGACAATCTTCCGCAGCAATCAGACGAACGGTTGCGGGAGCATCATCGTATTTTTGAGACTCAAACCGAATGGTCTCGTAAAGGGAAACCGTTCTGATGACACAGCCAGCACGTCCTTCCCCCGGTGCCAGCATGAACCCCGTCGAGATGGCGCGGTTGGCCTCTTTTACTGTTGCCGCAGCGCACAATCCCAGGACGCGGCGCGCAATGGCCCAAATCGCCGGAATCGTCGATCCCAATTATGTCGGCAAGGCTTTCGTGGATGTCCGGTTGCAGGACCGGCTTGATGCATTCGAGAGAAAGTTCAACGATCGCGACTTGCAGGCACAAATCAACGATGCACTGAGATCCCAGCAAGCTGAAAAAAAGAGTGTTGTGACTGAACGCGGCTATTCCGACGATCAGATTGCCGATATCGAGCGGCTGATGACCGCGAAAAATATGTACTCCTACAAGGATGCCGCTGTCCTTTACGATGCAGAGCATCCAAGAATCCAGCCTCAAGAGGAGGGTCCCAGTGCGACATGGGAATTTCCTTCCGTGATCGGACGGGACGGTAAGATGATGGATTTCGATACATTCAAGAAAAACCCTGTCGCGGCCTCTCATAACGCAGCTCGCCGGGTGATCGATGAATTTAGGCTGCGATCTCTCCCCCGGACGTTTGCAACACCGTGAGGTAGTAGACAATGGCGCAATATGGCCAAGGCATTGTTCCGGCCCAGGGACCGATAGCCAGCGAACTTACGGCAATCGTGCGGCGCGCTTTCATGCCTAGGGTGTATGTGCAGATATGGAAAGCGGCGCCGCTGATGGCGTGCCTGCTCTCCGCGGCGCAAGTGGCATCTGGCGGTCTCTCCCCGATCACTGCGCCGATCCAGGGCAACCCGATGGTCTCTGGACAGTGGGTGGATTATTCTGGAGCGTTTCAACAGCCGGGGACTCAGCCAGGAATCCAAAATGCAGAATTCAACTTAAAGGCATTCTGTGTGCCTGTTCCGTTTCTTGGCTTCGAAGGACTGGTGCAAGTCGATTATGCGATTGTCCCACTTATCGATGCTCGGATGAATGACGCAACAAACGTCAGCATCGATGCTTTTGCGACTTCACTTTTCACCAACGTCGCCAACTTGCAGCAAATGGTCGGATTGCCGGCCGCCGTAGATGACGGGACGTTTGCCAACATTTACGGCGGCGTCCCGCGCAATCTCAATTCATTCTGGAAATCTATCTACGTCCACAACGCTGGCAACACGATCCCGACTAGAAACCTGATCGTGCAGTACGTAGGTCAAGTGACGAAGACGACCGGAGAAATGCCGACTATTGGCATTGCCGGTGTCGGCACTTGGGCCATGCTGACGCAGGATTTCACGCCGCAGGAAAGGTATAATATCAATCCGACCGATCGATTGGAAGCGTCGGCTGGATTCGTTGGTCATTCGTCGTTTCAAGCGCTGGATATTGCCGGAATCCCGGTCTACGCCGATCCGTACTGCCCGGAAGGGACGCTATACCTGATCAACACCAATTATTTAACGCTGTTTCTGCACGAAAGAGCCGCATTTACCTTTACGGGGTTCGAGTCGACGCTACCAAACAACCAATTCGGCTGGATTTCAGCTATCTTATCGCTGCTTGAACTTGTCGATGTGAAACCTAAAGCGCATGGCAAATTCGATGGCTTGCAATTCCTACCGATTTAGGGGGCGTAAATGTCTCGTTTAGGCGGTGTCTTTCCGTTCCCGATTTCCTCGCCGGCAACCGATGGAACTCCCGGTGCCGTCATGCTGCAATCGGGCCAGGTTTATTTGGTCCCTGCCGGTCAGTTTCTCGTTATACCGGGCCAGCAGACTGTCCTGGAATTCTGGGACCAAATCTCCGCGCAATGGCGGGCGACGCAATGCTATCAAGGACAGGTCGAGCAGATATCGTCTGACGGGACCAACTACCGTCTTGTCAACCTGTCCGGCGTTATCGTCGGCGCCAGCATTACCGCCGCCGGCAGCGGCGGCGTCAACGGAATAGGTCCGGTTCAAACCGGTTCTACCGTTACATTCGGGGCATCCGCCTCCGGCGGCGTTACCACAACCGCTCAAGGTTATGTCGTGGTTGGCGGCAGCGTCGCGGCCCCGACTGTTACGCAGGGCGGTTCCGGCTTTTTGGTGCCTCCGGTCATCGCGATCGATCCGCCCCCCCCCGGCGGCATTCAGGCCACGGCGATTTCGACGCTTTCGGCCGCGGGCGTCCTCACCGCAATCACGATGGTCAATGTCGGGGCCGGTTATCTATCATCCCCGAACTTCTATATTGTCCCGCAGCCGCAGTTCTATACCGGTTCGCCGCGCTGGCCGGGAACGGCCACAACACCGGGCGATACGATCGCTGCGCAGGGATTGCCGGCCTCAGGCATTGCACCGGGATTGATCCACCCCAATAACATATGGCCGGGATCGCCGTATCAACAGAACATCTCCTCGACTCTTGGCGCTCTGCTTACCCCGGTCGCTCTCACAGGTTCTGGTACGCTCACCGCCATCGTGATGACCTACTATGGCGCGCTCTATACAGGAGCGCAGGCCGGAACCATTACCTTCGGCGGTACGTCACTTGGGGCGGCTGCGGCAACACCGATTTTCTCGTTCTGTCTCACGGGAACATCGGTGACGGGAACAGGCGGCACTGTTTATGTCGTCGGAATGCCTGCCGAGACCACTTTGGGGTTAGTCACCAGCAGCGTCAATAACAATCTGTTCACGCCTCGCGCTGGACGCGGGATCGTGACGAACGCCACGGGTCCGGTTTTCACGATTGAAGATCCTGGTTTTGGCATCCAGAAAGCATCCTCAATTGGGATCGGCGGCGGCCCGGCCACAGCGCTCGGAATAGTTCCCGCTGCGTCACTCGGTGGGA